AAATAGTAGGAGCTTTATACATTGATCCTTCTTTTACTCTTCCTGTTGCCTCGTCAATTTCGAACCCTTTATATCCTTTTGCCATATAAGCCGGAGCATATTTTAATTGCTCGGCATTGATTCCGTTTTCTTTAGCCCCTAGTCTTTTTTGAAGATCTCCAATAGCACCTTGCCATGCATCATAGTTTTGTTTGATTGGTGCATACTCTTTAGTAAAGTTTCTAGCTGCATTGCTTATAGCAAATGTTGCATTCTCTAAATCACCAGCATCTACAATTTGATTTAAAGTGTTATCAATTTTAGCCTGTAATTCTTTCTTTTTAGCTACATCATTTTCAAAAGGTAAAGCAGCTTGCATTTGATCAACAGCCATTGACAATTGATCATTTGCTTTAAAGTTTTCCATATATCTATCTCTGAGTATCTCAGATATTTTTACAGTCTGTGGGTCTACATACGTGTCCACATAATTTTTAAACTGATAAGGCATAGTCTTTAATTTTATAGTTTGGCTTTTGTAGCTCTTGCACTCTTTAATTCACCAGCATTTAATGCAGCTATTGACGACAGAAGTTCTGGTTTAAATCCTATTCCTTATAACTCATCTTCTGCTAATACTCAACCTGCACCTCCTACAGCAGCTGCAACTAATGGAGGACCTGGTGGAACTGCTCCTACAATTACAGCTAATAACTGGTCTATTGCAGCACTAAACGATAAGGTTTACTTCTTCCAAGAAGGACATTCTCCTTTAGTATTTAATCCGCTAGTAAGTACCACAACATATAGACGTGTATCAGAACTAGCAGGCTACGTGGGTACAGTCTCTGAAGCAGACATTGCTATTAGTGCTTACGGTCGTTTATGGACTGCTTCTACATCTACAGATAAACAGACTATCAAGTTCTGTGATTTAATTGATGGTGCTAATTGGGCTACTGGTACATCAGGTACATTAAATGTATCTACTATTTGGACTAATGGTGCTGACGAGATTACTGGTCTAGCAGCTCATAACGGTTTCTTGATTATCTTTGGTAGAAGACAGATTCTAGTTTACCAAGGTGCTCAAGATCCAAATACAATGTCTTTAGCTGACAGTATTAACGGTATTGGATGTATTGCTAAACACTCTATCCAATCTATTTCTACCGATGTATTGTTCTTATCTGATTCAGGTATTCGTAGCTTTGCTAGGACAGTGCAAGAGAAGTCCATGCCTATGCGTGATATCTCTAAGAATGTACGTGATGATTTATTATCATTGTTACCGGGTGAAGACCTTAAGAATGTAAGAGCAGCTTACAATGAGAAAGAAGCATTCTATTTAATCTCTTTCCCTACAGCTAAGATTAGCTACTGCTTTGATATGAGAGCACCACTACCTGAAGGTGCAGCTAAACCTACTATGTGGACTCTAGCACCTACTGCTATGTTCTCAGCTTCAGATAGAATGTTATTGTTAGGTGTACCGGGATACATTGCAGAATATGATGGCTACTTAGATAACACATCTACTTACTTCTTCAGTTACTTTGGTAACTATATTGACTTCGGTGCTCCAACAACTGAGAAGATTCTAAAGAAGATTGGCTTCACAATGGTAGGTGGTGTACAACAACCAGTAGCTGTTAAGTGGGGTTTTGATTACGCTAATAACTATCGTACTGAAACAGTAACACTAGGCGATCAAGTTATTTATGAGTACGGTTCTGCTGAATATGGTTTGGCAGAATACTCAGGTGGTATAGAGATCGATCAGAAACGAGTAAATGCTCATGGTCGAGGTAAAGTGCTACAGTTTGGTTTTGAAACACAGATTAATGGTCAACCTATTTCTATTCAAAAGATTGATGTATACGTTAAACAAGGACGGATCGTATAATGAGTAACTATATTAAAGGTACTAACTTTACAGTTAAAGATACTTTACCTAGCGGTAATGCAAGTAAGATTATTCGTGGTGCTGAGATTGATGATGAGTTGACTGCTGTGGCTTCTGCTGTCGCTAGTAAAGCTGACTCTGCTAATCCTACATTTACAGGTACTATTACTATCTCAGGTACTGTTGATGGTACAGTTGATGGTGGTACTTATTAATTGAAGTTACCAATAGTTAATCGTGCTGACTACACGATGTACTTAGAGAATTATGCAGAGATGTTATGGTTTCATACAGATGTACGTAAGTGGTCAAGCAAAATAAAAACAAAGTATCTAGAAGATTTAAAATTATTACAATACTTAGTTAATGTTCCTATAGTAGCATTGGTAGAAGAAGAGAATAAAAAGTTAGCTAAGTTCGGTGAAGTAACTGGATGGGAAAAGATGGAACAAATAAATTTAAACAATGGTAAAGTAGGCTACGTCTACGCAAGGAGTTTATAATGGGTAGTTTAGTTAATACAATCTTAAGTCCTTTTACAGGAGCTGATGATACAAGAGACGCTGCGAATGCTGCTGCTGCTTCTCAGGCACAAGCTTCTAGAGATGCTGCTGCCGCTGCTGCGTTTAGACCAGTAGGAATGACCACAAGGTTTGGTTCAGCTTCTTTCACAAGAGAGATTGATCCGGCTACTGGTATGCCTTATGTAGCAGGTGCTCAATACACTGCAGCTCCTGAGCTATCAGGCTTACAGAATAGATTGTTTAATCAGTTCGGTGCAGGATTAACAGGTGCTGAACAGATGGCTGCTCAGTATCAGCCTATCGGAGCAGGTGCTCAACAGTTAATGAATATTGGTCAACAGTACATTGCTCAGTCTCCTGAACAAGCTGCTGCTCAGTTCATGCAACAACAACAAGGCTTGTTAGCAGGTGGCAGAGAACAACAACTATCTAACATACGTAATAACTTATTCCAACGTGGTCGTAGTGGTTTAGCTACCGGTGCAACATCAACTGGTATGCAAGCAACGAACCCTGAGATGGCTGCTTACTATAATGCATTAGCACAACAAGACGCTGCATTGGCTGCGGGTGCTACTCAAGCAGGTCAGCAACGTACACAGTTTGGTGCAGGTTTATTGGGTACTGGTGCAGGACTACTAGGTACACAAGTACAAGGTACGGTAGGTGCTTATGCTCCATTACAGACTCAGTTAGGTATTGCTAACCAAGTAGAACAGATGTCTATGCAGCCTTACAATTTAGGCTTATCATTAGGTACTGCTCAAGGTGCTGCTAATGCTGCTGCTGCAGGTATGTATAACCAAGGTCAACAAGCTGCTGCACAGACTCGCTATCAAGGTGAACAAGCTGCTAATGCTGCGAACTCACAGTTCTTATCTTCATTGATTGGTGCTGCTGCAGGTGGTATGTCAGGTGGTGCAGGTGGAGTAGGTGGCGGTATTTTTAGTAGCTCTTCTCCAGTGACATCTGCTTGGGGTTTCCCTCAACAGATTGGTTCATTCTTTGGAGGCGGTACAGGATATAACCCTGCACTAGGTGGTGGTACAACAGGATGGAGAGATTAATATGGGTAACTTAGCATCACAACAATTAAGCACACAAACAGATCCTGATGTAGTTCGTAGACAAATTCTTGCTGAACGTGAAAAACAATTATCAGGTATCTCTAACCCACAACAACAATTAGCTGCTAGACTAGGTGGTTTACTTGGTGGTGGCTTAGTTAATCTCTATCAAGACAAAGGCTTTTTTGAAGTTAATGATCCGTTACTAACTAAAGTAACTCAGATTCAAGGAATCTATAATGATGTAGCGGGTCGTATTGATCCTGCTGCAGATCCTATGAGTTTCTTTAGTGAGTTACAAAAGGCTTACGGTGACGCAGGTCTTGGTCGTGAAGCACTAGCCGCTGCTCAAGAAGCACAGAAAGCTAAGAAAGAGAACTTATCTTTTGAAACTGCTCAGTTTGAACTATTTAATAAGAACCCTGAGTTGCTCGACAGAGAGATTATTAAGGCAGAGAATGCAGGTGACGAAGAGAAAGTTTCTCAATTAGCATCACTGAAGCAACGTGTATCTGATGCTCGTCAATTAGACGTAGACTACAAGAAAGCACAGATCGAACAAGCTAAAACAACTGCTGCAGTTCAGAAAGCAACAGCAGAAGGTAAGGACATTGTTTACGTACCGGATATTGTTACAGGTAAGAACCTTCCATACAAGCGGGAGGGTGATAAACTTGTTCCATTAGTTATTGAAGGAGTAACAAACACACCTGCTCCGGGTACTGGTCAAGGTAAATTTAGTCAGGCTAAAAAGGGAGTATACAATCCACAGACAGGTAAAGTGGAGTATAAATAATGCCAGTAATTCAGATACCTGCGTACGGAGATGTAGAGTTTCCGGATAGCATGTCGACTACTGATATTGAAGCAGCTATCTCTCAGTTAGTTGGAGTTACACCCGGTAAACAATTCACAGCAGGTGAAGTAGTTGCTCGTGGATTAGAGAGAGGTATCACTGGTTCTATCCGTGGTGCTGCTCAGTTACTAGGTGAACCATCAGCGACAGTTGCTCCTGAAGATGTTGATCCGTTATCTGCAATGCAAGGAACTCCACTAGGAGAAGAAAGAACAAGCCTTGCTACTCCAACTGAAACACAACTAACAGACCTACAGAAGGAAGCTCAGTATCGTATCATGGCTGAGCAAAAAGGATTTATTGCTCCTGCTGTTAAGGTTGTGGGTAGTGTTCTTGATCCATTTAACTTACTACCAGTAGGTCGTGTAGCAACTGCTGCACAAGGTGCGTTGAAGTTTGGTGGCTTAGGTGCAGCCAGTGGTTTATTAGAACCTACTTATGCAGAAGATACTGTTACAGGTAACGTAGTAGCAGGTGCTCTTGGTGGTACTGTATTAGGTGCAGCCTTTGGTAAGCTTATATCTAAATATGGATCAGACGCAGTAGAGCAAGCCATGAGAAATGGAGCTACTACTGAAGAAGAAATCGAAGCTATCATTAAACCACACATCAAGCTTAAGTCTACACCGGAACAAGCAAGTGTAGTAGAGGATGTAACTAAGCCTCGCATTCAACTTAAGTCAACTCCTGAGCAAGCTACACCATATCAAGCTATTGATACAGAAGCTGCTCCAGTGATGGACTCTATTCAACCATTATTAGATGGTATTGGTGATCCTGTTCAGAAAGAAGCAATCGTATTATCTATTGCTAACGGTGATTACACTAAGCTATTTAACCTACCTGCATTCAAAGATGTTGATGTACCATTAGATCGTATTGTCTTTGCCTTTGGTGAGAACAATCCTAATCGTATTCAGAACATGGATTCGTTTATCAAGAGTCGTTTATCAGGTAGACAAGAATCAGAACAATTATTAGGTCAAGTATATACTGCATTACAAACAAGATTATCTACTAACTTAGGTAAGATGAATCGTGTTGACTTGCCTGAAGACTTAGCAGTAAGTGGATTGTTAGATCGTAAGGTACAAGAAGTATTATCTGCTGACGTAGTTAATGCTTTCATTCCTGCTGTGCGTAAAGCCAAGGATGATTTGTTTGCATTGAATGATCTAATGAATACCTTAGAAGGTTCAGGCATGACTCGTAGAGAAGCTGCAGCAATGCTTGCTCCTGACTTCAATCGTGCTGAGAGTATCTTAACTGCTGCACTAGGTAATGCTTCTAATACAGGTCTAGCATTACAAGCTTTGAAGAAACAAGCTGCTGTATTAGGCAGCACTAAGAACATCTTGAATAAAGTAATGTCTACTCAAGGTGATTCTATTGATCGTCTATTAGCATTGTCTGATTCATTCAAGACTATTGATGGTTCATTGGAAGAAGCTCTTGATAAGAATGTCGCTAAGAATGAGTTAATCAAGAATGCACTTAGAGAACCTAACTGGAAAGATAAAGCAGGTGAGTATGTTGTTAACGCATTCATCTCAGGTTTAGCTACTCCAGTAGTCAACGTAGCGTCAGCCGGATTTAAAGTACCTGCTGCAATTGCTACTCGATTTGTTCAAGGCTTCTACCCCGGCTCAGGTGTAGGTGTTCGTGAATCAGGTGCTATGCTTCATGGTGTACTACAAGGCTTACTAGAAGGTACAGCATTTGCTAAACAAGGTTTTGTATCAGGACTACCTATTGATTCTACTACAGAGTTTAAGCAAGCCATCGGTGGTAAGCTTGGTGAAGTAGTTCGTGTTCCTACTAAGGTTGGTGTAGGTGCTGACGAATGGGCTAAAGCAGTATTCCGTAGAATGGAATGGAATGCTTTGTCTAATCGTGTTGCTTATTCAGGTAAATTCCCCGGTCAAGAAGCAGAGACTTATAACTTACTTCGTAAGATTAACCTAAGCGATGCAGGAAGAACAGTCTTAACTCAAGAAGTTAAAAATGCTGAAGGTAAAGTAATTCAAAAAGAAGTATCAATTCCTACATGGGCTAATAAGCTTATGAACTCAGCAGAAGGAATTGGTTTACCTAAAGAAGAAGCTTATAAAATAGCAGAGCAAGTAGCTAAGTATGCTAAACAGCAGACATTCCAAGAAGAGTTTGCTAAAGGTACAATGGCTAATAACTTGTTAAAGTTTAGATCACAACATCCTGAACTAGCATTCATTATTCCTTTCGTTAAGACTCCTCTTAACATTATGAAGGATGCCCTATCATACATGGGTGCTCAGTATATTCCGGGTATGTACAAAGGTATGTCTAAGGATGAGAAGTTTGCTAGAATGGCAGTAGGTTCTGCATTTGTAGCTGCTCTAGGTTCTAAGGTAGCTGATGGTACATTAACTGGTTCTTACTCTAAAGATGCAGGTAAACGTAATGCTGCTATTGCATCAGGTATTCCTGAGTACTCAATAAAGATTGGTGATACATGGTATTCTTATGCTCGTGTTGAACCGATTGCTACTGTACTAGGAACAACTGTAGATGGTATCAGATCAACTGCTGAGTACTTTGCCAAGAATCCTAAGGATAGAAAAGTATCAGAACTTGCTACTGATTTAGTAGGTGGTTTTACTAAGAACATTGCATCAAAGACTTTCTTAGAAGGTATCTCTAATCTATTACAAGCAGCTCATGATC